CGCCCCCAGGCGCTTCTGGAGTTCAACGTAGGCCTTCTCAAGGTCTTCTGTGGAGCGGTACTTACCAGCAAGAAGTTGTTCTTCTTCCTGAGCAAGACGTTCTCCAATCTCTAGAGACTCTTGTTCGTCGGCGCTAAGCTGACCTTCTACTTCTTCGGATGGATTAAGAGTAATTTGATTTGCCATTAGCTGTGATTACGGTGAGGTTACCAAGACCAACAGTCTTGACGAACTCGGGTGGACGACCGATTGTGGGTTCTCCAATCTTGGAGCGACGCATATAAGGTGCGTCTTCCTTAGTATCTTCTTTTGTTGCTTCAGGTTCAGAGACCGGGGGCAGGGGTGCCTTCTTGGACCTCTGGGGTTTGACCGGGGTTTGCTTGTCCATTTATAGTATTAAGTGCTTCTGGATTCTTGGAAGGATCCATCATGGGTGTACTGGCAAGAGCAGCTGTCTGCTTAGTAAGTTCCATCTGCTGTGCCTGTTGGAAGTTCTCTTGCTTTTCTTGTTGAATAGCTTGAACTGACTTCACAAGATTCAGAACATCAATACCTTGAGCAGCAGCAAGACGCTTGATAGCTTCGTCAAGGTTCAGGTATGTTCCAACTGCCTGTGGCCCAAGTGTTTGGGCAATGATGGTGAAGAACTGAGCCAGGGATTCCCTGTCTTGTCCACGACCCAGTGCATTGATACCTGCCACAATGGTAGGGCGTACAATGTCTTTAGGGATACGTGGGATGTCAGCATTCTTTTGAAGTACCGACAGCTTACGGTTGAGGTACGGTACCAAGAACTCAACAGTCAGCAAGGAGAATAGACCACCTAGCTGTTGTTCAAGTTCCATCTGTGTCATGCGTACTTCTTCAGCTGTAGTACGCTCACTGTTCCTTACATTCAGAATAAGGAAGGCTTCACTGAGGCGCTTCTCAAGAGCACCTGCTAGCTCCATTGCTGTACGGAAGTCTGCTGTCTTACCAACAGTGATAGCAGCAATGTCGTCTGGTCTACCCTGGACAATAGCTCCATTACCTGCAGCAGATAACGTTGCAGGCTTAGTAGTACTGGAGGGGGACACAGTAAAGATAACCTTGGCAGCAACAGCAGAACCCTCAACAAGAGCCTGCATCAATGCTTCAAGGGAACGGAGATCACCAAGGAACTCCTCTACCCTGCCACGTCCAAACGGTTCTCCATCTACGACGTTGAACCTAAGGACAAGCCAAGGGTTGGCATCAACTGGTGCCTTACCTTGAGAGCCAGGGATGATTTTATCGAACACCTCTTGGTGCCAGATGAAGCGGTTGTTGTCACGCCTGATCCAGGTGTAGACATCAACATCTTCTTCGTTGTCTGCTCCATCCTCACCAGGAGGATTAGCAGGGAACTGTTGTTCTAGAACCGGAAGCAATAGCTTACGGCTGATGCGTTCTTTAGTGACGATCTCTAAGATCTCACCGTTACCATCGCGGTCGACAACATACCGATTCAATGGATACAGCTTTAAGCCCTTAGGCCCCATGTAGATCAAGGCATTGCCAGCCACAACAAGATGCTTGAGGGCTTGATGGACAATGACTCGATCACTGGAGGCTGCAATAATTTCCATTACTGACCGCTCCATCTTTGCAAAAGATAGGTCAAGGTCAGAGCGTGCTTCTGCAGGAAGATCTACACCGATCTTGGAATCATCAATCTGTAGCTTAAAGAAGCTAGTCTGTGGGGGTAGAAGTGCCAACATTAACTTAGAAGCTAATGTGACTACCCCCTTAGAACCGACTGATTGCCATGGTGTAATCAACCTCATGTGGCTGGTACGACCATTGTCTTCATCCTGTCGGATCAGACTTGGTAGTGTCAGCTCAGCACACTGAATGGCTGTGTCAAGATACGTGGAACGATACTTACTTAGATAGTCGTATCTTGATTTAGCTTTCATTAGACATTAACAGCAGTATAGTTATTGGGTGATTTCATAATCATTGAGCCGTATCCTTGTGCTCCACGGCCTGCGAGAACACGGCGGCCTTTAGCGCTACGCCAACCAGTAGCAAGGTTACCAACACTATCGCCAGCACCAAACATGCCAGCATCAGGTGTCTGCTCCTCGGGGGGTAGTTCTTCCGGTGGCATAGGCTCGGCTCCAGTGGTTCCCGGAGATCCACCAGCATTAGGATCGAAATTAGGTGTTGTCATCTGAGACATGTCCGGGTTCAGCCAGGACTTGTTCAGGTAATCAAGGTTAGGCATACGGTCAGCTTGGAACAGAGAACCATCTTTGTTAAAGCCGAAGACATTATCGCGACCAGTACGTGTTTGACCTTTGTCAAAACCTGAGATGCCTCTGTACATGTTATACATGTCTCCCTTCCTACCGCCAAGCTTTGAAAGAAGTCCACCGGTTTCATTGGTCCTCGCACTCGCGGCAGAGAACGGATTGTTCTTTTCGTAGTCTTTGGCAAACGCCTTCAAAGCGCCCATACCAAAGCCAAGGTTCATACCCAGATCAGTTAGACCCTTTTTATCAAATTGATTACGAATCCGAAGAGCAGCTTTGTCTCTAGAGATTCCTTTCTTGTTAGCAAAGCCGCCAAGCTCTTTCTTTCTGACTGATCCATCAGCGATGATAGCCTTGATGCTGAGTGGTCTAAAGACTTGGTTCAGTGTGGTGTCTTCTACAGCAGAACCTGCAAAGTCTTTGCCAAGTTGATCACCAACCCGCATACCGTTGTTAACAGCATAGTCGCGGGCATACTGTTGAGTTCTGGGATCAGTAATACCAGCAGACTCAAGAGCACCGTAACCAATGCCACCCTTTTCAGCGTTAAGACGGTTGAGTGTTTGGTTGAGAGAATCTACAGCTTTGAAGTTGCTGAACTGTGACTCTTGATCTTTGACACCAGACTTAGTGCGTGGTGCCCGATAGGGAGTAGCGGTAGATGGGGCGGGGGAACGTGTAGCAGCAGTACGTGAGTTGGGATTGGAGGCTGCAAAGGTTGCCCGTGTTGTAGCACTTGCGCCTCTACCGCCACCGCCACCTCCGCCACCGCTGCTACCGCCGGAGGCACGGCCACCGCTGCTACCGCCGGAGGGGCGACTGTTACTGTTGCCGCGATTGTTATTGTTACCGCGATTGTTATTGTTACCACGGCTGCTATTGTTTCTAGGCATTGTCTTCTGAAAGTCGATGTTGGATCCACTCGACAACAGAACGTTGACCCGAGCGGTACATTATGGTTGAGTGTGATTCATCCGGGTGGGGATTACATGGTGGAAAGTTTACTTCTAGTTCTGCCAACAAACTATTGAGCTGAAGACCTTGTGTCTCCAACATATTCAGTGCGATGTTAGGCATACTGAGGTAGGTTGGGATTACTATGCTCGAAGAACGCCGGCATACGAGCTCTCTTGGTGTCAGAAAGTTCTGGGGCTTTGCCCTCATACATCAAGCGATCACTAGCATCCAGCCAAAATTTTTTGTCCAAATATTTAGACTGAGTATTTCTACCTAGGGGTTGAAGGATCCAATTAACGGTTGCCTTCCTGAGCTTATCGAGAGAAGGACTCCAATTGAGACCAAGCTCAGCAGCCACCAAGCTATTCGTTGCAACATGTACTTGTTCATCTCTGCTGATGTCAGCGCTTACTGTACGGAGACCAGCGTCACCATTAAACCGAAAGAATGGGAGTAGAACGAAGAAAATTGCACGCTCGGCAACCAACGCTTTAAGGATCGTGTGATCTGGATGCGTAATCCACGCCTCTCGGAGCTTAAGTGCTTCGGCCTCAGCTTCCGCATTAGTACCAAGAGCATTGGCGACATAACCAAGAGCCAGGTCGTGGTTCTCTTCGTCTTTGATATTGGATCTGAGTAGATCCCTCGCCAATACTGGCACGTCATTGGCCAGGGCGTCTTCGATAAAGTCCCCCACAGGGAGTTCCATGTGGCGGATAGCCAAGGCACGGTAGATAGTTTCTTCCGCGCCTTCAACCAAGTTGCCGGCAGTTGTTTGGACCGGCGTCCAAGTACGTTTACGATCAAGTAGTTTCTGATAAGGGTTCATTCGCCGCAATTACAATCTGGAGCAGGATCATTAAGAATAGAGTCCAGGTAATCGTTGACCTCTGACTCTTCCAATGCGGCATACACATTAGATTTATCCTGAGTGTCTCCCATAACCTGGAGCGAGTAATAAAGGGAGGTCTGCGGAGATTGCAGCCACTCTTCAATAAACGCCTCGTCATAGGTGATCACATCAGACCAACTATTGAAGCTATAACCGTGAAGAAGTCCCGTCTTATCAAGCAGGGCTACAACGCCATCTGCCACACGTTTGTAGTCTTCCCAGCCAACCTCTGACGCGATCTCTACAGGACCGTAGTCGAAGCTCTGGACGCCAAATGTACCGCTGTCACGGTCTACCTGACGGGCGATGGGAGGTGCGATCTCAGGACAGGTGGTGTATCCATCGAGATCGGTATAGCGATAGCTGCAGGAGGCGGTGGGTGCAATCGCAAAGGCACGGTCCATCCTGTTGAACCGAGCTACCTGTGCAGCTGCCATGATGCCTGCCTGAAGCTCACTAGCAAGCGCGTATGCAGCGGTCTGTTCCGCCTCACGCTTACCCAGAAGCATCTCTAAGGCGTCACCGAATTGTTTGTAGGTGATGCCGTTGTGTCGGAGAAGGTTGGCAAGTCCCAACAGTCCGAGACCGACCTGGCGATCTGTCTCTGAAGGGAGGTACTCTCCGCTTTCGCCAACATTTGTTTTGCCGTGTAGTGTGCACAGTTCGGACATTCCGTTGACAAATGCACTTTGAATGTCATTGAGTTCGCACTGGCCGAGGTTGACATGTTGAAGTAGACAGGTACCCCGGCTTGGGAGGAATACTTCCAAACATACGTTACCTCTGATTCGATTTCCATTCTTATCGACTTTAGTTTTGATGAGCCAAATGTCTCCCTTCTTGATACCTTCAAGTAAGGCAGCCTTTACTTCTTGGGTGGCTTCTTCCCACCAATAGTCGTTAATGTTGACACAACGCTTGACCCAAGGTAGATCAGCCCGACTAGCAGTGATAAACTCAAGCACATCTGGATGACAGAGATCCAAATGACAAACGACAGCGCCATTCTTATACACTCCCCCACGTCGGAGGACTTCATTTAAGGTTGAGTAGATCTTGGCAAAGGAGACCGGACCTGAAGCCACAAGTCCCTTGCCATTTTCAGCTCCTTTTTGTCGGAGCTTGGATAGATGGACAGCCACGCCAGCTCCGTAGCGGAGAGCGTGGGAAACAAAACGCCAGGATGCTTCGATTCCATTTG